CAAGGATATATTCGACTATCCACCGCATCAGGTGCGTTTTATAAAGGAGTAACAACAGGAAGCAGCACAAGAACACTAACCGATGTTGCCGATATCGCTGGTCAAGTTCCTGCACAATCCGATGTGCGTTTTGGCGTAAGTTATCAAAGCGGTGCAAAAACAGGAACTGCATACATTCCAGCCGCTTCATCCGTTGGCTTTGGTGTACCCGTTGACAATACCACAGGCACAGCCGCACTTACTCCCGCATCCGTTTGGGATGTGGCAACATCTACACTTACAACTGCATCAAGTATCGGAGAACGCCTTAAAAACGCATCCACTGTTGATACTACTGGTGACCAATTAGCAGCACTATTATAATTATCTTTGCGTCAATGAAAAAGATGATGGAAATGTTCAAGGGAGACAAGGGAGAAATCTCTTCCAAGCGTGTCGTTGGGATCGTGGGGGCCTTGGTCCTTTTTGCGACCATGGCGCACAACAGCCTGAGCCCAGAGGAGATCGCTCCTAGCAAGGACCTCGTAGCCGCGGTTGAGTTTGTGGTGATCGCGTGCCTTGGATTCACAAGCATCGATAAGTTCGCAAATAAAGAAAATGCCGAAGGATAAGCCGATAGCAAAGACTACCACCGGAAAGGGTGCCAACTACTTGCCAACGAGCAAGGGTGCAGGCATGACCGCCAAGGGCGTAGCTGCGTATCGCAAGGCCAACCCCGGCAGCGAATTACGTACCGCCGTAACGGGCAAGGTAAAGGCGGGCAGTGCAGACGCAAAGAGGCGCAAGTCTTTCTGTGCTCGCAGCGCTGGACAGATGGCAGACTTCCCAAAGGCAGCGGCAGACCCGAACTCACGCCTCAGACAGGCACGTAAAAGATGGAAATGTTAAAGTACGCTATTGCTATATTGTTGCTAACCTCGTGTAGTGCCAACTGGCACCTAAAGCGTGCTATCAAAAAAGACCCCTCACTACTCTTGAGTAGGGATACGGTATTGGTACACGACACCCAGTTCGTAACAAAGGAGCGTGTGCTTACCGATAGCTTCTTTACCACCTGCTACGATACCATCACACTTGAGGACAGCTTTGTCTACACGCAGGTGATCCGCAGGGACAATGTGATTAAAGTTTACACCAAGTGTAAGTCAGATACCATACGTATTACTACGAAGATCCCATTCAGCTTACCACCAACAGTATCGTACAAGAACGATCCATTTTGGAAATCTTTGGCAATTGCGTTTGGAACCTTGTTATTGTTAATTATTATCATTAGATTTGTACTTAAATGAAATCGTTAGAAACACAAGAATTAGAATCGCTTAGATCTTTGAGCTCAAAGGTAAAGACCTTGAAGGAAGAGATCGCTGACATTGAGGTAAACTTGTCTCGCTTGAACAACCGTAAGCCTGCTCTTATCTTTGATATTGAGAACACCGCTGAGGAGTTGACAAGCCTGCAAGGAGAATTGCAAGAGAAGTACGGTAACGTTGTTATCGACCTAAACACAGGAGAAATAAAAGATGGGCAATATTAACAACTATACGGTAGACAACTCTTTAGTTGGTACCGAGAAACTTTTGATGTCTAACACACCCGCCGGTGGTGCGACAAATAACACGACCGTTGATGCGGTTGCTGTCTACACATTCGGAGCGGGAGCTCCCAAGGTTACACAAGCTCAGAGACTCGCTATCGTATCTCCAGTTGTAGGTCAGTTGGTTTACCAGACAGACGCAACCGAAGGAACGTATCAGTACAAGTCTACGGGCTGGATCGCGTTATGATCGTAAGGAAGGTATCTATAGGCCAGGACTACAAGTCTGATGCCATGCACTACGTGCTTGGTCAGGACGTGCTTCGTGGCGAGTACAAGATATCTCTCATGCTATTAAAGGACGACGGGACCGTAGCCGTTTGGATCAAGAATGCCTCTGGCATGATGCTTTGGAAGACCTTCAACAGCAACATGCCAATCTCAATTGAATACGATATAGACTTTTAAATAAAATGAAATCACCGCTCTACTTTGTGGTAGAGCCTGTTGGCGACAAGCTTTACGACAGCACAACAGATTACGGGCTCATACTGAGCTCATCAAAGGAGGACCACACGGCAACCAATCGATTTGCTACGGTCATCGCCACTCCGATCGGTTACACTGGGGAGATCGTTCCCGGTGACACACTCATGGTACACCATAACGTGTTCAGGAAGTACTTCGATGTACGTGGAAAGGAGAAGTACGGCCCCTCTCACTTTAGGGACAAGACCTTCTTCATCGACTTCGATCAGTTCTTTTTGTATAAGCACGAAGACGTCTGGAAGGCCCCGCACCCGTACTGCATGGTAAAGCCATTGGAGAATGATAACTCCACTATCATCAAGAGCACTGACATGGAGGCACCGCTGGTCGGGATCCTCAAGTACGGAAACGAGTACCTTTACTCTAAGGGGCTCAAGGACGGTGACACGATCAGTTTCCAGCCGGAGAGTGAGTACCCGTTCACGGTGGACGGAGAGAAGCTGTACCGGATGTTTAGCAAGAACATATGCGTGGCACTATGACCGAGAAAGAATTTAAGGAAAAGATTATAGAGGCCGCGGAGAAGGCTATACACGAGCTGATCGCGGTAGCAAAGGAGCCGATCCTGAACAATAACTCAGAGACGGACCTGTCTGCCGACAAGCTGAAGAACGCTGCTGCCACCAAGAAGCTGGCCATCATGGACGCATTCGACATCCTAAAGAGGATACAGGAGGAGCGTAACATGCTGGACACGCCGGAGGCAAAGGTATCTGCCTCTGTAGAGACCAAGAAGGGATTTGCAGAAAGATTCTCTAAATGAGCAGGCTGTACGAGGTTTTAAAGGATCCGATACCAAAGGACGTATTGACCAAGGGCAACAAGGCAGGCTCGTGGGAGTACGGCTATAACCCCAAGTACGACGTAATCGTCATCTCCAAGGACGGGACAATCGGACCGGTCTACGAGATCAACGGTCTGAAGATAGCGTTGCCGTTTCCAAAGCATGTAGAGGACCGCGGGGGCAAGTGGGTACCACAGGAGTATCCAAAGGAGCTTTCCAAGCTGAAGACAATATTCGACTGGAACAAGTACGACAACCAGTTCAAGGGCAAGTGGGTCGACTACATCGAGACAGAGTTTGACAGGAGAGAGCACGGATTCTGGTTCCTCAACAAAAAGCAAAAGACATACATTACCGGTACTCACTACATGTACCTCCAGTGGACAAAGATCGATATCGGTCTGCCGGAGTTCCGTGAGTCTAACCGCATATTCTTCATTTACTGGGAGGCCTGCAAGGCAGACACAAGGTGCTTCGGCATGTGCTACCTCAAGAACAGGCGCTCTGGATTCTCGTTTATGAGCTCGTCCGAGCTAGTGAACATTGGTACCATCACAAAGAATGCAAGGCTAGGTATCCTGTCCAAGACCGGATCCGACGCCAAGATCATGTTCACGGACAAGGTCGTTCCTATATCTACAAATTACCCGTTCTTCTTCAAGCCGGTGCAGGACGGTATGGACAAGCCTAAGACGGAGCTTGGTTTCCGTGTACCTGCGTCCAAGATCACCCGCAATAACATGGACAAGAACGAGGAGGACATCGAGGGCCTCGACACGTCCATCGACTGGAAGAACACTGCAGACAACAGTTATGATGGAGAGAAGTTAAAGCTTCTTGTTAGTGATGAGGCTGGAAAATGGATGCCGCCAAATAACATCGAGAATAACTGGCGTGTGACAAAGACCTGTCTTCGTTTGGGATCTAGGATCATCGGCAAGTGCATGATGGGATCTACCTCAAATGCACTCGACAAGGGGGGGTCAAGCTTTAAAGAAATATTTTACGACTCAGACCCAAGAAAGCGAAGCCAGAACGGGCAGACCAAGAGCGGGCTCTATGCTTTATTTATTCCCATGGAATGGAACTTCGAGGGATTCATGGACGAGCATGGATGGCCGGTAATTGAGAAGCCCCAGGAGCCGATCAAGGGTATAGACGGGGGTTGGATATCCAACAGCGTTGTCGACTACTGGGAGAACGAGGTACAGTCATTGAAGTCTGACTCGGACGCACTGAATGAATTCTATCGTCAGTTCCCACGCACGGAGTCTCACGCATTCCGTGACGAGAGCAAGCAGTCTCTGTTCAACCTGACCAAGATATACCAGCAGATCGATTACAATGACTCTATGATCAAGGGCCAGATGATCACCCGTGGCAACTTTCACTGGAAGAACGGGGAGAAGGACAGTGAGGTTGTGTGGACACCGGAGAATACCGGCAGGTTCTACATCTCGTGGTTCCCTGACAAGCCAAACAATGTCATCGACATCAACGGAAGGAAGAAGCCGGGTAACGAGCACATGGGAACATTCGGATGCGATCCTTACGATATATCGGGTACCGTAGGCGGCGGAGGATCTAACGGATCTCTGCACGGCATGACCAAGTTCCACATGGACAGCGGTCCGTGCAACCAGTTCTTCCTAGAGTACATCGCAAGGCCACAGACAGCGGAGATATTCTTCGAGGACGTGCTGATGGCGTGTGTCTTCTATGGAATGCCGGTACTGGCGGAGAATAACAAGCCAAGACTACTTTATCATTTCAAGAACAGAGGATACAGAGCGTTTGCTACGAACAGGCCCGACAAGCCCATTGCGAAGCTCTCTAAGACAGAGATAGAGATCGGGGGGATACCCAACACCTCCGAGGACATTAAGCAGGCTCACGCATCGGCTATCGAGAGTTATATCGAGCAGCACGTCGGCATCGACATGGAAGGAACTTACCGTCCGTCGGACGAGATGGGCGTAATGGCATTCACTAGGACCCTTGAGGACTGGGCAAGATTTGATATCAATAACCGTACAAAGCACGATGCTTCTATTAGTTCTGGACTTGCAATTATGGCTAACCAAAAACACTTATATTTAAAGGCTGTACAGAAGTCGAAAATAAGCGTTAAATTTGCACAATACGATAACAAAGGCTCCGAAAGCCAGTTGATAAGATAATGACAGAACCAACCATTGCAATAAGCCCAAGCAGCTTCCCAACTCAGTTGGCCACTGATGCCGAAAAGGCCTCAAAAGAGTATGGCCTAAAGATAGGAAGTGCTATTCAGTACGAGTGGTTTCGCAGAGATGCGGGTTCTTGCCGTTTCTACAACCAGTGGACAGAGTTCCACCGCCTGCGTTTGTACGCCCGTGGTGAGCAGTCTGTCGAGAAGTACAAGAAGGAGATGTCATTCGACGGAGACCTTTCGTACTTGAACTTATCTTGGACCCCGGTCCCAATCATACCCAAGTTCGTTGACATCGTTGTCAACGGGATGGCAGACAGAAACTTCAGCGTAAAGGCCGTTGCACAGGATGCGATGGCCGCTGAAAAGAGGTCTCAGTTCCAGGACATGATTGAGGGCGACATGGTTGCAAAGGACTTCTTGCTCCAGACAAAGGAGCAGTTCGGAGTGGACGCTTTCAACACAGACGTTGAGAACTTGCCATCTACCGACGAAGAGTTGCAGCTTTATATGCAATTAAATTACAAGCCTAGCATCGAGATTGCCGAAGAAGAGGCGATCAACACGATCCTAGAGCAGAACAACTATGCAGACATTAAGAAAAGAATCAACTATGACTTGGCAGTCCTGGGTCTGGGTGGGGCAAAGCACAACTTTTTGCCCGGGGCAGGTGTTAAGGTCGAGTACGTTGACCCGGCCAACCTGGTCTACAGCTACACCGAGTCACCAACATTTGAAGATTGCTTTTACTATGGTGAGGTAAAGCAGGTCCCGATCACTGAGCTGATCAAGATCAAGCCTGACATTACCAAGGAAGAGATGAACGAGATTTCCAATCTAGGCTCAGCTTGGTACAACTACTATGGTATCATGCGTCCTTACAGGGACGATATCTTCTCTAAGGACAATGTTACGCTTCTTTATTTCAACTACAAGACAGACAAAAAATTCGTATACAAGAAGAAGTTCTTGGACAACGGAGGAGAGCGAGTTATCCGCAAGGACGAGAACTTTAATCCAGAGGTAACTCCAGAGGACAGGTTCGAGAAGGTGGAGAAGAGAATCGACGTTTGGTACGAGGGTATCCTTGTGATGGGATCGAACCACTTGATCAAGTGGGAACTTTCCAAGAACATGGTAAGGCCAAAGTCTGCGTCTCAGTACGCATACTCTAACTACGTGATGTGTGCTCCACGCTTGTACAAGGGCGTTGTTGAGTCATTGGTACGCAGGATGATATCATTCGCCGACCTGATTCAGATGACTCACCTTAAGCTGCAGCAGGTCCTTACTAAGATCGTCCCAGACGGTGTATTCATCGACGCTGACGGACTTACCGACGTTGACCTAGGCAATGGTGCCGCTTACAACCCAGAGGACGCTCTACGCATGTACTTCCAGACTGGTAGTGTTATCGGTAGAAGCTACACCTCTGACGGTGAGTTCAACAATGCACGTGTTCCAATTCAAGAGCTAAACTCTAACTCTGGTCAGGCTAAGATTTCTAGCTTGATCGGTACATACAACCATTACCTGTCTATGATCAGGGACGTTACAGGACTCAACGAGGCTCGTGACGGTTCTATGCCATCGTCTGACGCACTAGTTGGTGTTCAGAAGTTGGCAGCTGCTAACTCAAATACTGCCACAAGGCACATCCTTGACGCTGCGCTTTTCATCACAAGAAGGCTATCTACCTGCGTGTCTGGCCGTGTGTCTGACATCTTGGAGTACGCTGACTTCCGCGAGGAGTTCGCCAACCAGATCGGAAAGTACAACGTACAGATCCTAGAGAGCATCAAGGACCTTTACCTGCACGACTTTGGTATCTTTATCGAGGTATCTCCAGACGAGGAAGAGAAGCAACAGCTCGAGGCTAACATCCAGATGGCATTGTCTAGAGACCAGATCGGTCTAGAGGATGCAATCGACATCCGCGAGATCAAGAACTTGAAGCTTGCCAACCAGTTGTTGAAGGTTAAGCGCAAGGAGAAAGAGAAGAAGGAGATGGAGAAGCAGCAGCAGATATCTCAGTTCCAGTCACAGGCGAACATAGAGGCCGCTAACGCTACAGCGCAGGCCAAGATGCAACAGATTCAAGCCGAGACTCAGTCTAAGATCGAGATCAAGAGGGCAGAGGTTCAGTTCGACGTGGAGAAAATGCAGCAAGAGGCACAGATCAAGTTAGGCCTTATGCAGCAGGAGTTCCAGATGAACATGCAGCTCAAGGGCGCCGACATGCAGAGCCTAACCGAAAAGGACAAGATAAAGGAAGAGGCCAAGGACAAACGAGTATCTTTACAAAATACACAGCAATCAAAGTTGATCGAGCAAAGAAAAAACAACTTGCCACCGGTAGACTTCGAGTCGAATGAGGACACCCTTGATGGATTTGACCTAGCGTCATTTGAACCAAGATAATAACATGTCACATTTATTCGTAAATTTGTGACCAAATAATTAAATCTAATATGACAAACGAATTTAAAGTGCGTTCTGTCTCTTTCGATGAGGAGAAATCCGTTCAAGAAATCGAGGCACAACTGCTAAAGGAACACGAAGAGAAGAATGGCATCTCTTCAGAAGAAACGCCAGTAGAGACCACAGTGGTGGGATCGGATGGCACGATTGAAAAAGAAAGTGTTGAAGAGACTCCGGGGGCAACCCCAAAAGAATTGGAAGACACAGACGTTCTTACATATCTTAAAAATCGGTACAACAAGGAGATCAACTCAGTAGACGAGTTGTTTTCCGCAAGAAAAGAGGCCGAGGAATTGCCGGAGGACGTGTCAGCATTCTTGAAGTTCAAGAGAGATACGGGCCGCGGATTCGAAGACTTTGTTAAAATCAACAAGGACTACGATGCAGTTCCCGCCAATGATTTGTTAGTCGAGTATCTTAAGCAGACCAATCCTGACCTAGACGATGAGGACATCAAGTTCGAGGTTGAGAGCAGGTACGCTTATAACGAAGACTACGACGACGCCAAGGAGGTGAAGTCAAAACAGATCGCAATGAAAAAAGATCTTGCCAAGGCCAAAGAGTACTTTAATAAACAGAAAGAACAGTACAAGCTCCCTCTTGAGTCAAGAGAAGGCTTTGTTCCAGAAAATGAAAAAGGTAACTACGAGGCTTTCAAGAAGTATTCCAAAGAGACCGAGGAAATGCAAAAGCAGCAGATGGAGCGCTCAGAGTTCTTTGCAAAGAAGACAGAAGAAGTCTTCAACGACAAGTTCAAAGGTTTTGAATTCAATGTCGGTGAGGGTGATGTATCTTTCAAACCTAGCAATCCCGAACAAATGAAGAAAGCTCAGTCTGATGTAAGCCAATTTATTGGATCGTTCTTAGATGAGAATGGTTTTATTAAAAACGCTGAAGCATATCACAAGTCAATTGCTGTTGCAATGAACCCAGACAGCTTTGCCAAGTTCTTTTACGAGCAAGGAAAAGCTTCTGCCATCGATCAAGTAAGCAAGGAGTCTAAGAATATTCAGATGGATATCAGACAGACACCGCAGCCTACCGCGACAGGTGGATTCAAAGTAACTGCACTCGACAACGACCACGGCTCTGGACTACGTATAAAAACACGTAACTAAACAAAAAAAACTAAAAAAACTAAACTATGGCTGGATCAGTTCAAGTGAGTCCCGGGTTTGCTATAACCCCCTCATCCGTCAAGGCAACATTGCCTTCTAACTACATTACCAACTTCGATTTCTTAAACCAGTATCTTCCTGATACCTACGAGAAAGAATTCGAGCGTTACGGTAATCGCTCTATCGCATCTTTCTTACGTCAAGTAGGAGCTGAGATGCCTTCTAACTCTGACCTTATCAAGTGGGCAGAACAAGGTCGTTTGCACACTAAATATGTAAGCTGTACTTCAGCTGCTGCCGCTGCTGCTGACACCGCTACTTGGACAGTTGCTGACTCAGGTATTACTGCATGTAACTTCCGTGTTGGTCAAACTGTATTCTTGTCTCGTAACTCTGGTGGCACTCAAAGCGACAAAGCTATCATCACCGCAGTATCTGGATTGACTTTCACCGTTGCTTACTATGCTGGTGGTGGACAAACTATCCCTGTATCAACTACTTCTACTGCTTTTGTTTATGGTTCTGAATTCAAAAAAGGAGCTAGCGGTATGTCTGGTTCTTTGGAGGCTGAAGATAGTTTCTTCGACAACTCCCCTATCATCATCAAGGATAACTACGAAGTATCTGGTTCTGACATGGCTCAGATCGGATGGGTAGAAGTTACTACTGAAAATGGTGCAACTGGATACTTGTGGTACATCAAGTCTGAGCACGAAACTCGTTTGCGTTTCGAAGACTACATGGAAATGGCCATGGTAGAAGGTGTTCCTGCTGAAACCGCTTCTGGTGCTATTGCAGTAACTGGAGATGTTGGTAACAAAGGAACTAAAGGTTTATTCTACACAGTTGAACAGCGTGGAAACATTTGGGCTGGTGGAAACCCAAGTACTTTGGCTGACTTCGATGCTATCATCCAACGTTTGGACAAGCAAGGTGCTATCCAAGAGAACGTATTGTTCTTGAACCGTAACTTCAGCTTCGATATCGATGATATGTTGGCTGCTCAAAACAGCTACGGTGCTGGTGGAACTAGCTACGGTTTGTTCAACAACGACGAGAAAATGGCCTTGACTTTAGGTTTCTCTGGATTTAAGCGTGGATATGAGTTCTACAAAACTGATTGGAAATACTTAAACGATGCTACTCTTCGTGGTGGTATCAATGGTGGTGAAATCAACGGTGTATTAGTACCTGCTGGTTCAACTAATGTTTACGATCAAGTTATGGGTAAGAACGCTAAGCGTCCATTCTTGCACGTTCGCTACCGTGCTAGCGAAACCGAGAATCGCAAATACAAGACTTGGATCACAGGTTCTGCTGGTGGCGCTGCTACTAGTGACTTGGATGCAATGAAAGTTAGTTTCTTGTCTGAGCGTGCATTGTGCACCTTGGGCGCGAACAACTTCTTCTTGTTCAAGACTGCCTAATCTTAAATAGGTTATCACACACAAGGGGTGGGTACAATGTACTCACCCTTTTTGTTTATATTTGTACCAACAATTAAATCTACTTATGATAAAATCTACAAATGAGCTTAAGGACAGGGTATTTGTCCTTACCTCCAGCACCTCCCCGTTAACTTATGTGTTGCCATCTCGTAACACTAAAAGATTTTCACTGCTCCACTTTGATGGAAAGACTAACCGTGCACTACGCTACGCAAGAAATCAAAAGTCTGTATTTGAAGACGAACAAGACGACAATGCAATTGTCGAGCCAGTTATCTTTGAGGATGGTGCCTTGGTAGTTCCAGCAAACAATCCTCTCTTGTCGCAGTTCTTGGATATCCATCCATTAAATGGTCAAATATTTACGGAGTTGAATCCAGAGAAAGAGGCAATAATGGATATTGAGGACATGAATGTAGAGCTAGACGCTCAGATCGCTGCTAGATCTATGGACCTAGATACCATGTTAGCTATTGCTAGATTGGTTTGGGGGCCTGTAGTTGACACAATGACTACTCCAGAGTTGAAGAGAGACATCTTGTTGTACGCAAGAGAGTATCCAATTCAGTTGCTAGAGATGTTAAATGACCCATCATTGACCGAGACAGCTTTAGCCTCTAAGGCGCTTTCTGAGGGCTTGTTTGGTATGCGTAACAATAACCGTGAGATCTGGTTTAATATGACCGGAAACAAGCGTAAGTTGATGAACGTGCAGCAGGGTGAAGATCCTGTGTATGTTTTGACTGCATACTTAGAGTCTGCTGAAGGGAAAGAAGTATTGGAAATGGTGAAGTCTAAGTTATCATAATTATACGTATATTTGTTGTATGGAAAAATTTTTAAGCATCCCAGTTACTAGCGAACAAAATCAGCTAGTTCAGGCTTCAGGAATCATTTTGATTGAGCAAGCCTCTACAACTACAGTTACCATCACTTACGGTGGCGGTAAAGTGGTTACACTTACACATGCTACTGCTGGTGCAGGAGACGAGACAGAGCGTGATGCAATTCAAAGCGCCGTAGTTGCTGCCTTGCAGACTTCTTGGACTTTTGTTGCATACACTGTATCGAACCTTCCATACGCAGTTAGTGGAATTGGTGTAGCGTAAACATTAAGACTATTTAAAACTAAGGCCATCTCGAGAGGGGTGGCCTTTTTTTGTTATCTTTGTGAGAACATGATTAACACGGTTAGAAATACTGTTATGGCTATCATAAACAAGGACAACAACGGTTATATTACACCGGATGAGTTCAACTTGTTTGCCAAGCAGGCTCAGCTAGAGATATTTGAACAACAATTTTACGATTACACTAACTGGGTTAATAAAAGAAACGCCAGAATGGCCAACGATGGCTACTCAGATATTCAAAAACAAATTGCAGAAAAAATTGATAGATTTAGCGAGCAAGCGACTCTTACGTATAATTCTGGTGCCGGCGCTTTTCCTGCACCTTCTAATTCTTATTTCGTTAACGTTCTACTTTACGCTAACAAAGAGATTGAGTACGTGGCTCACACGAAAATTATGAACCTTATCTCGTCAAACTTGACGGCTCCCACTACATCGTACCCTGCGTACTATGAGAAGGAG